GAATTAAGAACAGAAGATGGAAAGAAAAAACGTTATAACGCACCTACTTTTATTAAAGGTAGTGTAGCACGTGAAGGTTTAGCACTTGGTAAAAAGCTTGAAAAACAAGAGGAAGATTTCGACCCAGATATTATGTTAGAGCTCTATCAATTTATCGCTGATAAATTATACGAAGGAAAATTTAGTGCTGAAGAATTTGAAGATGGTATTGATGCGAGGGAAATTTTAGGAGTTGCAATGGAACAACTAACTCAATCATTAGGCGACCCCCAGGAGAATTTGAAATAGACGATAGCGATTTAAAAGATGATGATTTTTCCTTTACGAAGCAAAAGGAGTATTTTGATGCTGTCGTATCTGAACTATATAAAATGGGTTATAAAGACCATGAGATTCAACAGGCAGATTTTTATGAAATGATACGCATCATAATGCAAACAAGTGATAAGCAAAGCAAAACAACACGCGTTAAGAAAAATGAGAGCCTTATTGGTGCGATTACTGGGAAAGACCCAAGAAAAAAATAAAGAAGGGAGGTTAGTATATGGCTGAACAATATGAGGGTGTAACGATAAAACTCGGATTAAATACGGCAAATATTGATCGAGGAATGCAGGCATTGTCTCGTAAAATGAAAACGTTGAACTCCGAGATGAAATCACATTTAAGTGCTTTTGATATGGCCGAGAAGTCATCAGATAAATATAGCGGTAAAATTAAAATTCTGAACAAGCAACTTGAGACGCAAGGGCAAAAAGTAGCGTCTGCTGAAAATAAATTGAAGTCGTTAAAAAACGAACAAACGAAGGCAAACGAAAAAATAGCAGAGTCATCTCAAAAATTAAAGGCTGAAAAAGCAACACTTGATACGTTGAATCAAACATTATCGCGTCATAACTCAAAATTAAATCAAACGAAAGCGGCTTATGATAAAGCTGATGCAGATTTAAAGCGCTATAAAAGCGATTTAGATTTACTCAAAGCGAAGCATCAAGAAGCTGGGGCTTCGGTAAAAACGCTAAAAAATAAGCTGACTGAATTAACGAATTCAAACAAGCAAAATACAGCGGAATTCAAACGAACGCAAGCGCAATTAAATGTAGTTGAATCAGAGTATAAACAATTAGGCGCAGAGGTCGATAAAGCGAATTTAAAATATCGTAGTCAAAGAAAGACCGTAGAAGAAACCAAACAAGCGCATCAAAAAATGTCACAAACTGTTGATAAAGAGACGCAACAGTTAAAAGTTGACATAAAAGAACAAGAAAAAGTAGTCAATGGCGCTGAACAAGCCCATCAGAAGCTACAAAAACGAATTAACGGGCTACCTGCTTCTATTGATAAAGCAGAAAAGGCTGTTCATCAAGAGAAGGCAACGTTCAATAGCCTTCAAAGACAGTTAAAGAATACAGAAGCGGAATACGAACGATACAAACAAGAAAATAGTCGTACAGCGCAAGTGACAAATAGAGCTAAAGAAGCAATCAGTGCTTTAACGACACAACTTAAACGTTCTTTGAATCAATTTAAAGCGACAGGTTCAAGTGTTTCTTCGTACCAAACACGGATTAATGATTTGAAAAATGCGCATACACAGCTTAAAAATAATATTGCGATGTTAAATCATGAGCACCGCCGTTTATCTGGTGAACAAGGACGCAATAGTGAAGCGGCTAGACAACTTGCGGATAAAATAAATGTAGAAAAAATCAAAATGAATGAGCTTTCTGGTGAAATTAAGCGTACAGAAGGTAGTTTAAAACAATTTGAAAGAGAACAGAAAATCGCAGCTTCATTAAGTGCAACACCAGCAGGTCGTGCAGTACAAAGTATTAATAAGTATCAAAATAAGTTGAGAGATGCCAGCAATACTATGAAAGCTGCCGGCCGTATATCAATGATATATATGACAGCACCGATTGTTGCAGGTATAGGTGGCGCTGTCAAAGCGTCGATTGATTGGGAAGACGCTTTAACAGGTGTTGCTAAGACAACAGATATGACTGGTAAAGAATTATCCAATATGGGCGATAAAATTACTGACATGTCCAGTAAAATGCCTTTTGCCGCAACTGAAATCGCTGGTGTAGCCGAAGCAGCGGGACAACTAGGTGTTAAAAAATCATCCATTCTTGATTTTACTAAAACGATGATGGATTTATCAGTGGCTACCAATATGACTGCTGATGAAGCAGCAACTGAATTTGCCAAGTTCGCGAATGCTGCCGGCATGCCTATTGATAATGTTGATCGTTTAGGCTCTACTGTTGTTAACCTAGGTAATAATACAGCGACAACAGAGAAAGACATCGTTAATATGGGACAACGTTTAGCTGGTGCTGGTGCACAAGCTGGATTAAGTGCAGACGAGATTATGTCTATTGCAGCTGCTATGTCTTCAGTGGGTATTGAAGCTGAAGCTGGTGGTACAGCGATGACTCAAATTTTTAATAAGATGACTAAAGCAGCAGCTAGTGGAGGCGATGAGCTAAAAGGATTCGCTGAAACGTCAGGCATGAGTGCAGAGCAATTCGCGCAAACATGGAAGAACAACCCAACGAAAGCATTATCTGCCTTCGTTAAAGGGCTAGGTAATACTAAAGGTGGCGCTAAAGGTGTTCAAAAAGCGCTCGAACAAGTTGGTATTAGTGGCATACGTGAAGCAGATACAGTTAGACGTATGGCGAATAACCATAAAGTATTGGATGATGCTTTAAAAGTAGGTTCTGAAGGTTGGAAAGAAAATAACGCGTTAACTAATGAGGCACAACAAAGATACGATACATTAAAATCTAAATTAATAGTATTAAAGAATAATTTTGTTAATTTCGGTAGAGAAATTGGTGATGCAGTTTCCCCAGCTGTAGGATGGTTAGCTGATAAATTATCCGCAGCTTTTAAAGGATTACAAAATTCTAGTAATGGAACTAAAATATTTGTAGCTGCACTTGGCGGTATACTTGCTACCTTACCTCCTGTGTTATTATTAGCCGGTGGGTTTGCAGGTGCATTGGTCAACATTGCTAAATTACTTTCAGGTATCCCTGAATTAGCAGGTGTATTTAGTGTGTTAACAGGTCCAATAGGAATTACAGTAGCCGCGGTTGCTGCGCTAGGTACAGCGTTCGTAATTGCCTACAAAAAATCTGAAACGTTTAGAAATATTGTTCATACTGTGATTGACCCAGTTATCGAAGGTGTAAAACGATTATGGGGAAATATTAAACTTTTATTCCAAGGAATAAAAAACCTCTTTCAAGGTAATGATGACTTAGGAGGCAAGCTTCTTAATAAACTATTCCCGCCAGGAGTTGTTGAAGCGATAAGCAACACCATAGATTTTATTAAAGAGAAGTTCACAGTTGTATTTGGTGCTGTATCTGATTTCGCCCATAAAATAGGTGAGACCTTAAGTACTTTCTGGGAAGAAAATGGAACACAAATTATCGAAGCCCTCACCAACATAAAAAACTTTATACAACCTATTATAGAAGCGATAAAAAACATTATTGTCGGTGCAATGATGATCATATGGAATATTATGAAATTCATTTGGCCTGCAATAGAGTGGCTCATTAAATCTGTATGGGAAAATGTTAAAGGCATTATCTCAGGTGCACTTGACGTTATATTAGGTATTGTTAAGATATTTTCAACTTTATTTACTGGAGATTGGAAAGGCTTATGGGACAGCATTGTTCAAGTTCTTAAAGGTATAGTACAAGTAATTTGGAACCTTGTTCAACTGTGGTTTGTAGGTAAAATACTCAAATTGTTTAAGGTCTTCGGTAGATTTGCTGTTGGTATTTTCCGAGGGCTTTGGAAAAAAGTTGTGTCCATTTTCATTAAAATGAAAGATGGCGTTGTTCGTATAGCTACGGTGATTAAGAATGGTGTTTCAAGAGTATTCACTGCACTTAAAAATACGACTGTTAAAATATTTACTATAGTCAAGAACTTCTTAATCAAAGTATGGACAACAATTAAAAATAAGGTTGTCAGCTTAGCCCAAAGATTATGGCTTGGAATTAAAAACATATGGAATAAGATAAAAACATTCACAGTTAAACTATTCACTACAATTAAAAACTTCTTAATCAAGGTATGGACGACAATTAAAAATAAAGTTGTTAATTTAGTGCGAAGACTATGGAACGGCATCAAAAATGTTTGGAATAAGCTAAAAACAGTCACAATTAAACTATTCACTACAATTAAAAACTTCTTAATCAAAGTATGGACGACAATTAAAAACAGAGTTGTTAATTTAGTACGAAGACTATGGAATGGCATCAAAAAAGTTTGGCATACACTTAAAACAGTCACAATCAAACTTTTTACTTCTGTCAAAAACTTCTTAGTCAAAGTATGGACGACAATTAAAAACAGAGTTGTCTTAGTAGTTAAAAAGTTATGGAATGGTATTAGACGTGTATGGCTTAATTTGACCAAAGGGTCTCGGAAAATATTCAATAAATTTAAAGCTTATTTCATTAATCTATGGGAAAAAATTAAATCTACCGTAATTAATATCGTTTCTAAATTATGGAACCGCGTTAAACGTACATTTAACAATATGAAAGACGGCCTTAAAGGCATTATTGATAAAATCAAAGACCATATAGGTGGTATGGTTAAAGCAATTAAAAAAGGCTTAAATGGCCTAATTAAAGGATTAAACTGGGTCGGTGACAAGTTAAATTTACCTAAAATACCTAAGCTATCCAAAGGGACACAAAAAATTAATCGCAAAATACGTACGACGCACGACGGTAAGCTTAAATCTGGAACGATGGCCACCGTAGGCGATAAAGGTAGAGGCAATGGCAAAGGCCGTGACGGACGCAGAGAGCTCATTCAATATCCTAACGGCAGAACAGTTATTACGCCTGCGAAAGACACGCACACATACCTTCCTAAAGGCTCAAGAGTGGTTAACGGTAAACAACGCCAATCTGTAGAAGGGCCGCCGTTTAGTACAGGTACATTACCTAGATTCAGCAAAGGTAGCTGGTTCGGCAAAACGAAAGATTGGGTTGGAGACAAAGTAAGCAATATCGGTTCTGCTATTGGCAATGGTGCTAAGATGCTGGCAGATAAAGTCGGAGATGTCATGGATTACGTTGAACATCCAGGTAAATTGTTGGATAAAGTTTTATCTACTTTAGGTGTTGATTTCAAATCCATCACTAAAGGAATGGGTATGGTTGGAGAAATCACACGTGCTGCGTGGAAGCGTATTAAAAAAGCGGCTATCCAATGGATTAAAGACGGTTTCGACTCAATGGCAGGAGATGGCTCCGTCTTTGATGGCTATGACATCTTACAGAAATACTCAGCACCACCTAAACCGCCTAACCCCAACTATCCATTTAATGGTGGTGTTCATCATGGCGTCGACTATGATATGCCAGTAGGCACTGATGTACGTACACCAATGGCTGGTAAAGTTAGAAATTGGTACGACAGTTATGGCGGAGGTAACACAGTCACTGTTGCTAAAGGTAAAACGTACTTATGGTTTATGCATTTAAGTAAACAACTGAAAAAAACAGGCGAACAAGTCAAAGCAGGCCAATTGATCGGTAAGTCAGGAAATACAGGCTCACTAACCAACTACAGACACTTACATTTCCAAGTCAACCAAGGTGGCGAAGCCAATAAATACTCAACTGATCCAATCCCATGGCTTAAAAAACATGATAAAACGGGTGGAGGTAAAAGAAAACCGAGTGAGTGGCGCTCTACAATAGAAAAAGCGGCGAAAAGAATGAAAGTCAGCCCATCAGAAGCGCAAATCAATGGTATTATTGCTCAAATTCAACGTGAATCAGGTGGAGATCCTGGCATTACACAAGGCAATATTGGAGATATTAATAATAGAAATGGAACCCCTGCGCAAGGTTTGCTTCAATTTGTTCCTTCAACGTTCAAAAGCTTTGCGGTTAAAGGTCATACAAACATCAATAGTGGGTACGATCAATTGCTTGCCTTCTTTAATAACTCAAACTGGGCAAATGATATACAATATGGTAAATCCGGTTGGGGACCACGTGGACATCGACGTTTTGCGACTGGTGGTCTAATTAGACAGCCTGGTTTCTATCAGTTAGCGGAACAAAAATGGCCTGAGTGGGTCATTCCAACGGATCCTAAACGTCGCACAGATGCTCAAAAACTTTTAGCACTTGCAGGCAAAGATATCATGAGTGGTAAACGAAATAGACGACCAAGTCATTTTAATTCATCTAGCGTTAAATACAATGAAACAGACAGAAAAGATAATAAAATGATTGAAATCATGGCACAACAGCTCAGAGAGACACAGAAACAAGTGGAACTGCTCACACGTCTTGTCGCAAGTAACCAAAGATTAGAAAATAAACCGAGCGGTTTTAACGAGCGCGACATAAGCAGAGCGCAAGGTGACAGATATCGATTAGATGCTTATTCACTAGGAGGCGTATAATATGAAGGAAAAGCAAGTTGAATTGTTTAATGATGATTTTAATTACACATTGACGGATATACCTAGGCTTAAGTTTTTAGAATTTGAAGAAGGCGAAGTTCAAAGAAAAAATAATGAAATTGAAATGGAAGGTAGCGATGGCACACTTGTAGGAGCTTCAAACTTCGCTCCTTTCGAACTCAAGTTAATGTTTTCTTACTTGGGGGATAATATGAATGAATATAAGTTAGCTAAAGAAAAAGTCAGACAAATCATTAATCAGCGCGATCCTTATTATGTATGGCATTCAGAAATGCCAGGGAAAAAGTATGCGGTTGTTCCAAGCGGTCAGTCCATCGAGGATTTGACCGCTACTTTTGGGACTTTTGAGATTACTTTTTCTGTTTATAAAGGGTACTCAGAGTCATATAAAGATACATCTGACTTTGATTTTTCTGATGAAAGTTTTCAGTTTCAACAAGGTATCATCGGAGATGAAGCGATTCAATATAACCATAATACGAGATATTTCAAAATTTATAATGGATCTTCGGACACAATCAATCCTTTATTGAGACATAAGTTGAATATAAAAATAAATGTTGTGGCACCTAACGGATTTGAACTATGCAATTTAACGACAGGTGATATCTTTGAATATAAAAAGGCGTTGAAGAAGCGTACAGAAATATCAATTTTAGGGGTACATCCTTATATTGATAATAAACGTGTAGGTAAAGATACCAATTATGATTTTATCACATTAGCTCCTGGTTGGAATGAAATATTGATTAGAGGCGAATCGTTGACCGACAACCCCGAAATTGAATTCGTGTTTAATTATATATACAGATAAAGGAGCGAACGCATGGAAAATTTAGTATTAGTTGAACGTAATAATGATTTTGCGGAAATTATCAATGATTTTGACTTCGGCTCTTTCAAATATGAGTATGAAATTAATGGTGACAGATCTATTAGTTTTGTTGCCTATAAGACATCTAATAATGCGGATATTTTTAATAATCTTATAAATGAAAATTATATTCTTTGGAAGGGTCAAAAATATGTGATTAAATCAACGGAATTAAAATATGAAAATGCCGTTATAACAAATGAAGTTATTGCCAAACATATTAGCATGGAATTTCAAAACCATTTTGTAGAAAAAGACCTGAGTGATGAGGCGATGAATGATGAATCATCAGAAAGTGAGAATGATGAAGCTGTAACAATGAAATTGAATACATTTCTTAAAGATGTTTTTAAAAATAATAAGCTCGGTTTTAGTTATGAAATTCATGGTAAGTTTAAAGATGCAGTCCAAGTTGAAAAAATAGGCGATAAGAACGGTATTGAATCATTACAAGATGGTGCTGAAGCTTTCGGCTACATTTATTTTGGAGATAATAAAACCATTCATATTTATAAGCCTGATGCGTTTTATGAGCCTTCAGATGAAATATTAGTTTACAAGTATAATACAAGTACAGTCAGTGCTAAGACGACGACAACGGAGTTACGCACGTTCATTAAAGGCTACGGCAAGAAGAAAAAGAAATCCGAAACTAAAAATTATAGTCCAATCAAACCGCAGAGTTTGTCCTATTCTGGTAAGTTCACTAAAGAGGGAACATGGAGAACCGAACAAGTCGGCGCAAGTTATTCTAAAACATTAAATTGTAAATGGGGTAATGAAAGTTTGACATGGAGCTTGAAAAAGATGTCTAAAGGCGGGATTGTAGAAATTTATTTAGATGGAAACAGTAAAGGAAAGTATAGTTGCTATAGTAAGAGTGCGACAACTGAAAAAATTGTAGTTGCTACAGGATTAAAAAAAGGCAAACATACATTTAAGGCTATATTCAGAGGTGCTAAAGATGGTGTCGATTACAAAAATTCGAAACCGAATATGTATGTGGGTACCAAAAAGAGCAACGTATTAAATTTAACGGCTGTTTTGAAAGGTAAAGATATTTATCATACTTACGCAGAGTATAAATCTGATAATTATGATACTTTTGGTCATGCGGAAGCACCAACCATTTACGATGATAATATTAAAACAAAAGGTGAACTGATCGATAAATTAAAAGCGTCTTTAGATGATGAACCGACACTTGAAGTTTCAACCAACTACCTTGGTTTAGAGACGCTACATGAAAACAACACTATACGTTTTATCCATAAGCCACTTGGATTTAATGCAGACCTTAAAGTTGTGAAACTTATTGAAAAACATCCACTTGTAAATCAACCTATAGAAGTTGAGTTCAGTAACGCTAAAACTGACATTCTTAAAATACAACAACAATTAAATAAGAAAATAAAAAGTTTTAATAAATCTATAAAAAAATCTACAAATAATACTGATCAAATCGATATTCAATCATCATTTGAAAAATTTTCAGAAGATGTAGGGAGCGTGATTATAGATGAGTAGAGAAGTCATGTTAAAGTATCTACTCGATGACTACAGGGAAATTGTTTTCCCTATGACCCATATAGAGGCTGTTTATGGTATAGAAAATATTTATAACATGATAGATAAAAATAAAATAGAGATTGAATCACTGAAACAAGAAATTCAAGAATTAAAAAGAAAGGAGGGTAATCAATGATTTTAACCTTAGATTTTCCAATTGAAATCGGTCATAATTTCAGAACTAAGATGATTACTAACTTTAAAATCATTTTAGATTACTATAATGAGTTAGACCACCAGCACCAAAGACATACCACAACGGAACCACACGCACATCAAGCGATACAAGTTGATTATAGACATACAAATGTATCAGCTTTCTTAGATTACCTCAATAGTGCCATTAATAATCTTGTTCTTGGTAATAATGGTGACGGGATAGCGGAAACAAAGCAAGCTCGTGTATCAATAGATGGAACAGTCCATCCTTTGTTGCAAGAGAGACTTGTATATGATTTCTTAGGCGTCCATAGTCGTTTGGAAAAACAAGAAAATGTGTTAGGAGATGCTAGTTATATTTGGTATCCACCTTATATCGGTAGTAATAAACTAGGTGAAGATGGGACACCTAATCATTGGGATCCAGAAGCACACTTGAATGCATTTGTTAATCCACTCGTCGACAATGACTATGTCACTAAAAAGACGATCGGAAAGGATCAAAGTGGGAAATACAACGTTTATCGATATACGTTTGAACCGCAACATTACAGTAAAACGTTGCTCGTCACTTCTTGTATTCATGGAAATGAAACAAGCGGATTCTTTTCGATGTGTCACATAACAAATATGTTAGTTAACGAATGGGAGAAACACCCTCAACTGGCTTATATGCGAAAAAATGTGCGCTTAATTTGGGTTCCGATGGTTAATCCATGGGGGTTTGCGAATCAAGAAAGAGAAAATGTGAATAATTGCGATCTAAACCGTAACTTTGATTACAATTGGGATAAAAGTGGAGGGACAGACCCCGCAGAGAAAAACTTTAGAGGTAAGGCTCCCTTCTCAGAGGCAGAATCTCAAAACATGCGTCAGTTGATTCAAAGCATCAGCGGTTTAACCGCACATATTGATTTACATGATATTATTTCAGTCAAAGCAGACTACTGTTTGTTTTATCCGAGATGGGCGAAACAAAGCACAAATCGAATGGCACAGTTGATCAATAAACTTAAAAACGAAGGCGACTTAGTTGTTTGGGGGTCAAGTACTTTAGGTTCATTAAGTAATTGGGTTGGAGTCAAAAATAATGTGACATCCTATCTTTCTGAATTGAATGAAGGAAGAGTTGGTGACAAGAAAAGCCCGGCAGAAATGAGACGTTCTGTGCGTTGGATTGGTAATCTTGTTTTCGAATTATGCCAATTAGAATCAGAACAAAATGGGCAAACATCTAACGATCCATTTATTAAAGCGATGATTTACGATGATAAATTTAACGATAAGACATCTGAAGTGATTACCTTAAGAGAAGATCGGAACGAGTGGCAACGTATTATGATGAGCCAACAAAGATTCAGGGTAACCGCAAATGGTTTTGTTGAGTTATATGGCTATATCACAATCAATGTTGACCGTGATGTTACCGTCGGTATCAATCCTAATATCATTCAAAACTATCATCCATTTTTCAGTAAAACGAAAACAAAAGAAAGAAATTTATATAGCATCGAACATGTTATGAATAAAGGAAATACCACCGTTCCTATTTATGCGATTGCTGGCGTACAAATGTCTAGCATTACGGAAGAAGGCTCTAATCGTGTTGATGAAGTGATGCCAATGCTTGACCTACTAAAAAAAGGAGAAGGTGTTGTCAAACTCAAACAAGTTAAACTATTTGTGAAATTCACACCATCAAACAACGCAGGTGCTGTTCAAATCTTAAAATCAGGTGAACACGGTAACTTGAAAGAAGATACATTCACACAAATTTATCCTAATGATTTGAACTACTCAGATATCAGAAACACTATTAATCCTAATCAATAAGGAGTGAGACGATGGAATTAAAGAAAATCGGAAAAATTGATATTAAAGATGAACCTTATTTGAAGCCTATATCTGATTTGGATATAGGTTTTTATAATTTGGACAATCATACGGCTGTTTTACGTTTTTACATTACTAAGGACAACCATCCTTTGCTCATTAGCGATAAGAACGCTAATACCTATGTATATTTGGAATCAGCTAATGGCTCTAATCAAATTGTCGAAGATATCGCGTATATTAATCCAATGAAGGGGCTTGTGGAGATTACGATACCTATTGAATTTTTACAAGCTTCGACAGGCACATCAGTTACTGGCCAGATTTATATTAGTGTTAATAATGTAGATAATCCATCAGACGCTGATACGGTGGTATTAAATGAGTTCACTTTTGATGTTGCTGACTCAAAAATTAATAAAATCAATGGTGCTACGAAAATCAGTTATATTCGCATGTTTGATGAATTGAGAAAGCGCATCGGAGAACGAGAAAAAGATATTCAAGAAAAGTTAGACAACATGGAGGATTATATAACAAAAGTTGAAGTGAAAACAGCTGAAGGCGTGAAAGAGATAGACACTAAATATAAAAACGCTTATGCCTCATTGTCGAAACTTGGACAAACCAATGAAAACGAGATAAACGAAGCTTTAAATGCAGCGCTTAGCTCCTTAAATAATACGACGAATGACAATTACAGGAAAGTTAGGGATATTGGGGCGAAACATTTGCGTGATATACGGGCTGAGAAGACGAATATCGAGAATTTGCTTAATTCAAAGGGATTCGTAAGACACGAGACATTAGTGGCGCTTTCGACTGATCTTAAACAATCAGTTAACGAACTGATCCCCGAAGTCAGCGACTGGATCACGTATGATTTAAACGATGATGCAAGAAAAGATAAGCATTATAAAGCGAAAGGGCAAAACGGTTTTAATTGTGCGTATAAAACGATAAAAAGTAGAGATTATAAAATGGTTTCAGTGAGAGTTAATGCTGATACGTTTGAAAGTGGTGATGCTATAGCAAAATTGCCAGAAAATATTGTTACACATACACATACAGCGTTCATTAGAGCGGTACCACAAAAGGCGTACGGTGCTCAAGTCGTATTAGAACCGACGGGTGAGCTCAAGGTATGGATTAGCAATCCTGGTGAATGGGAAGTTGACGCATCACATTATATTTATGGTGAAACATGCTTTATCGAATAGGAGGTTTTTAAGGATGGCAGACGTTTACCACTCTATGAGCGAACTCATAAGAAAAGAAAAAGACTATAAATTTGAATATTACGATCAAGGAAGTCACAACTTGATTACAGCGATTCACGGCGGAGGTATTGAGTCGGGGACGTCTGAACTTGCACAATGTATCGCTGAAAAATCAAGATCGAATTACTTTAGTTTTAAAGGAATGAAAAAAGAAAACAATTATGATTTCCATGTGACCTCTACACATTATGATTATCCTACTTTGATTCAATGGAGTCAGAAGATGAAGCAAGTTATCGCAATTCATGGTGTTAAAGGGAATGATGTTATTACCTACGTAGGTGGTCGAGACAAAGAGATGAGAAACGCCATTATTGAATTGTTAAATGGCAACGGCTTTAAAGCTGAAAAGGCGCCTAAACGACTTGCAGGTACAAATCCTAATAACATCACGAATAAAAACGCACTAGGTCAAGGCGTTCAACTCGAACTCTCAACACAACAGCGAAAGATGCTTTTTAAAAATAATGATTTTAGTCGCTCAGTTAGAGAAAAAGAAATCAATTGGAGCGACGATATGTATTTATATGCTGATAGCATTTGTAGAGCGATTAAAAGAGGTGAATCAAGTTGACTAAGCATAAAAACATTTTATTGCCCCAGAAAATAGCTACATTATCCCTTTTAGCATTGGGTGCATTTATAACGATTCGAGGCTTATATTTTGTAGTGAATCAAGAGAATATCATATATGAAAGTGAATTTTATACCACATTGTATCGAGTGATGTCTATGTGGATATGGGGAACCCTTTTGATTGTTTTTGGATTTTTGATTATACTTGCAAGTTGCTTTTTTGGCAAACGCTCAACCAATAATATATCTAACTACTGTATGCTTATTGGAGGTGCTGGGGGAGCTATCATATATTTCTTTATCGCATCAGCAAGTATATACAACACGATTAATTGGATTTCACCCGCACAATTTATCACAATAACAGCATGGTTATGTTTTATCAGTTTTTTAGGTGGCAGTGATATTTATGCCAGAAGATAAATATGTTTTAAAACATGAGTGGCAAGAAAGTAACGGAAAAATCAATGAAAAAATGAATCAAATTGATAACAAGCACACTAAAAACTATACTGATCTTTTGAATAGAATTGATAAGCAGACGATTTTGCAGGAAAAGTCTTTCGAATCACAATCTAAATCAGAACAACATTTGGAAAAAATAAGTACATCGCTTAGCGACATGGGTTACCGTGTTAGGGATTTGGAACATGACTCAGATACAAACAAAAAAAACATTCAAATGATTCAAAATAAAATAGAAGATGAAGCCAAAGGTAATCGAGATGTTATTGTAGCCTGGATTAGTGTTGTAGGTGTGGTACTAGTACCGATTATCACACTCGTTGCAAACGTATTTTTTGAATAAGTAAGGGATCCTGAAAAGGGTCTCTTTTTTATATGGAGGTTTTAAATAATGAATTGGAAATTAAGATTTAAGAATAAGCCAACACTCGTAGCTATTGTAGGTGCTTGTTTATTACTCGTTAAACAAGTCACAGAATTATTTGGTTTAGATTTAAGCGCACAACTTGAACAAATCGCAGACATCTTGGGCACAATTATTCTCTTACTTGTAACTGTAGGTATCATAAACGACCCTACAACAGAAGGTGTCAATGATACGGAGCTCGTTAAACAATATAACAAACCACGTAAACAAGGGTTGATGCCCGTAGATTTTGTTAAGCCACCTCAAAAAGAAGATGAAAATGTAGCCCCTGAAGCTAAAGCCAAAGAAATTGAGGATTTCGATACAAACCAGCCTTTCACAGATGATTCAGATGAAGTAGATTTTGATGTTGCAGATGACGAAGCAGACGAAACTTTAAAACGTGGCGCAAGCGCATATCACGATGATCAAATTTTAAAAGAGGATGATGAAAATGCCAGCGAAACTAACTAAAGAGGAAGCTAAAGAATTCATTAAAACTTTGAACGGTAAAATGTGGGATTACGATGGTGCCTACGGCGCACAATGCTTCGATCTAGCTAATGTTTACTGGGATAAATTATTCGGACATGGTTTAAAAGGACAAGGTGCTAAAGACATACCGAATGTAAACAACTTTAATGGTGAAGCACATGTATATAATAATACAGCTTCATTTAAGGCTCAAAATGGCGATTTAGTCGTATTCAACTCGAATTATGGTGGTGGATATGGCCATGTTGCTATCGTAGTTAATGGGAATCATGACGGTGATCTACAGCAACTCAAGTCTCTAGACCAGAATTGGTATGGAGGCGGTGAGGCTATGACAGAGCCAGCACAATACATCGTACACAACTATGATTTCCCAATGTGGTTTATCCGCCCTATTTTCAAAAAAGGAAGCGAAACGAAAAAATCAACGCAATCAGCTACAAAAACAACTGAAAAGAAAAAGGAAGCTCCAAAGAAAAAGCCAATCAAACTAAAATATATTGAAGACGAAGTGACAGGGTATAAACTTGATAAGAGAGGGAGTAATCCAAAAGGTGTAGTTTTACACAACGATGCGGGTAGTGCAGGTGCAACAGCTGAATCTTATCATAAAGGACTTGTCAACGCTTCACAAGAGCGTCTTGAAAAAGGTATAGCGCACAGTTACATTAGCGGTAATACTGTATGGCAAGCTTTACCAGAAGAGCGCATCGCATGGCATACAGCAAATTCAAACGGGAACAAAAATTATTATGGCATTGAAATCTGCCAAAGCATCGGAGCAAGTGACAAAACATTCTTGAAAAACGAGCAAGCAGCATTTCAAGAAGCAGCGCGATTACTTAAAAAATGGGGCTTAAACGCAAACCGCAATACAGTAAGATTGCATGTCGAATTTAGTAATACAAGTTGTCCACATAGAAGTGCATTGTTGCATACAGGACACGATCCGGAAAAACAAGGCATGTTGTCTAAACAACAACAGAAAAAACTTAAAGACTACTTTATTAAACAAATTAGAGCTTTCATGGACGGCAAAGTGCCAACAGCAAAAGTTGTTAAAGGGAAATCATCTAGTAATACAGCGTCAACGATTGCTGGAGCATGGAAACGCAATAACTATGGGACTTACTACATGAAAGAAAAAGCACGTTTTACAAATGGTAATCAGCCTATTATGGTTCGTACACAAGGACCATTCAGAAGTTGTCCATACGCTTATGACTTCAAACCAGGTGATCATTGTGATTACGATGAAGTAATGTTGCAAGATAGCCACGTATGGGTTGGATATAATCATAATAATAAACGTTACTATCTCCCTATTCGAACTTGGAATGGAGTAGCACCACCAAATCAAGGTGTAGGGTATTTATGGGGACAAATTAATTAAAGTATGTTATAGTAGAGGTGCCTTGATAAAGGTATTAAGGTTTTTTTTATAATGTTCTCTCTAATATGTTTGCTTAAATTTTGTGGGGCAACCCTCGGGTTGCTCTTTTTATGTATAAATTTAAATAAAACACTCCTAAAACATCCAGTATTGGTAGTACTGGCCATTCCAGGAGTGTAAAAAATTGAGAAAACTGAATGATTCATTAGTGGTTTAATATGGTTCAAAAATTTTTTTCCAATCATATGAGAGCATTATACTAATGCTCGCAACTAGTAACAATAATGGAAATTCGGAATTGAAAAAACCTTGAGATAAGTGAACAAAAACTAGTGCACCCACCATAATTATAGCTATACATAATGCGGCGTAATTAGTTAAAAAGCCTACAATAAGTGCGATTCCTCCTAATAGTTCACCTAAAGCAAGTATAATTCCAATAAATGCGGGAAATCCTAATCCTGTAACTAGTTCTATAGGCATACTAAAGCCACTTGCGACCTTTTGTATACCGTGAGCAGTAAAAATTATACCTACCATTATTCTTATTAACAGTATTCCTTTTTGCAATTAAAACTAACCTCCTTCTCTGCATAATTAATAATAATACATAAAATTTTAAGGGGAGTCAAACATATACTAGATAAAAAAGTAGATTCAAGTAACAATATACTTTTATATAGATAATTATTGAAATTTAAGTGAATTTTCAGTTATTTATGGGAACAAATTCATTAAAGTATGTTATAGTACGGATCAACTTGGTTAAAAAA